GTTAAGTTGATAGCCGTGCCGTTTTTCTTTACTTCGAAAGCTACTTCGTTAAATGTATCGCCTTTTGTATGCGTGAAATTAAGAGCCATTTTCTATTTTATTAAGGTAAACCTTTAGTTTTTTAACGTTTGAATCTTTTGTGGCATATTTGCCCCTAAAGATACCAGCCACCGAAGTCCGCTTGTTTGTCAGGGTACATATCTGCATTGCTATTCGTGTTATATTCTGGGAATTGAGAAGAATTAAAACTCATATAATCAATGAATCTTCTTGTGTAATGCTCAGCAATTGAACGCTCCTTTTCGATTAAGAAATCAATTTCTTCTTTGTCTACGTTTTGAGCGTTTTCCGATGAGTGTTTATACACCCCTTTGCCTGCAAAAGTATAAGCTGAGAATGGCATAAACTCCACCATTGACCAATGTATTACCATCGGCTTGATATAAACGTTTAATAAAGTCAAGTATGGATTAGCTAGGTTATTAGCCACGATTCCATCATTAATTTTATTGAATAATTTAGTACCTAAATAATTCTGAATGTGGATGTCTTGAGCAACTTTAATCCATTGAATAAAACGATCGGTGTCAATGTTACCGTTTAGAGCGGTAAATTTAACAATGTCATCACGGCTAATAAATAATGCTTGCGCCATTCTTTTAATTATTTGGGTAAAAATCCTTGATTCGGCATATTAATCGGTGCAGTATAAACCAATTTATTAACCGTTGGTAAAATCTCGCCTTGCCTTCTTGCCTGCGATGGTGTTATTTGCTCTGCCCCTCTTCTTCTTGGATCGGTAAAACGCTTGTAAGTTTCACGAGTCCAAAAATGATGGCAAGCTCCGCCCCCTTTGTAAAGGAATATATCATAGGTATCTGCACCTCTTGGCCCAAATCCCGGATTAGTGTTAGGCTTTTCGCCCATGCGGATAATATCTTCTTTACGATATAGCTTGTTAGCCTTAATCATTTTCTGACAAAACTCACGAGAGTCTGCCGATATTTCGCCTGTATATCTATAACGAGATGCAAACAATTTGCCGTCTTGCTCTGATTTTAAGTCTGGTCTTGCAACACCTGTGGTTACAAATTCCCAAACTTTGGACATAATAGACTTAGATGGGTTGTTTAAAGCCTCTAGCTCTGCATCTAAGCGTTCTTCATCTTCATATGATACTGGACGGCTATCAATCAATTCCCACTCATCAGGATTCATTTCTGCCCCATATTCTTCAACGTTTAACTGGTCAATATGAGATGATAATTTAAGCCCTGTTTCCTCTTCCATTTCATCCTTAGAAATCATCGGGTTTTGATCGATAAACTCCAAAGGTTGTAAAGTCTTAAAGTAAAGGTTTAATGTGATGCCATTAAATGCTAGAATAGTATCTAAAGCCTCTAAAACTCTATATTGCTTTGGTCTAATTACCAAGTTATCAAATAAGATAGATGCATTTTTTAACTCATCTGCATTTGAACTGAATCCGTTAGCCGAAGGGATACCAAATAATAAACCTGAGGTAATAGAATGACCTAGCAAAATTTTGCCTCTTGATTCTTCGCTTAGATATTGGTAATGAGCTGGCGCATCGTTTAATGGAACTGAATCAATAGTTGTTTTCTTGGTTTCATCGCTATTGAAAGCAACTACAATTTTTGCACCATTTGAGCCTGACAATTTACGCTTAACATCCGAAGCAATTAAGCTTTGCTTTTCTTCATCAGGTACACCATTGTTGAAGTTAATAACCGATGTAGGCGAAAAGCCGTTTTGTACATCGTTAATTAAATAATCAGCAATTTCTTCTTCTAAAGTTGCGTAAGCTAATGCACCGATATAATCTACGTTTGAATAATACTTTTGTCCTACGCTATAATCACGCACACAAAGCAATTCAAGAGTTTGATCGCCAAACCCAAAAGCTGGTATTCTTTTAGGCGGATATTTTTTAGTTTCTTGCCAATTGTCAGAATAATAATAAGCTTCTATCTCGCCTTTATCGTTGCATTTTTCAGCTCTTAGCAATTGAGATGGAACGTGCTCAACTCTTACAATTGCGTTCTTAGCCTTGTTATATATTAATTGAAAGTAACCTTGCCCAAGTAATTTATAGTCCGCTATAACGCATTTTAATACCTCTGGGCGGAATAACATTTTCATCTGAGCGTAATCGTTCGGTTTCTTATTTGAATCCGTTGCATCTAAGCCACGACCGTAAATCAGCTTATTAATTGAGTTAATAACCGAGTTATTTGTTGTCGAGTTATTATATCTATCAATTAAATACTGAAAGTAATCGTTGTCATCTCCAAACTCAACCCAGTTATCTCTTTTCGATTCTGTGCTCGTTGGGGGCTTATGAGACTCAAAATTAAAAACGTGAACGTTACTCATAGAAAATTATGTTTTGAGTGCTTTCTACATATTCGCCATTATTAACCGAATACGTTGCAATCGTTTGGTTTGTGCAAAATACTTTATCACGATAAACTAAATTTGCTCCATCAAGAATTGTCATCTCATAAAAATGACCTTCTTTCAAAGCAAGTATTTTAGAAAACGTAGAATAATAGGATGTCGATGAAGTTGTAATTGAATAAGTTGTAGAAACGTTTGTCGTTTCGTTTCTTAAAATTAAAGATGTTCCACTACTTCTACGAGTAGGGATAAAGCGCACCGTTTGTGCCGTTCCTATTTCCTTTAATACTATCACAATATATAAACGTATTTTAATATCGTTTGTTTATAAAATGGAAGAGGGGCAATCAAGCCCCCCTTCAAATCACAAAAAACAATCTTAATTAAGAGCCAGCAACCACCGTGAATCCAGCAGCAACTAATGTAGCACCTAAGAAGTTTGCAGGAACTGGTTCTTGTCCAGTTAGTACCAATGTGTAGCCAGACAAATCGCCCATCGCTGCACCTGTTACAATTGTTCCGCCAGATACCTCCATGCCATGGCGCAAGCCTGCATAGAATAAGTTTCCGTTGTTATCTTCTACGATAACTTGTGGACGGCCATAAGCTAATAATTTGATTTGCTTGTGGTCGCTCATAGTTAATTTCTTTAAAGTCAAGTTTAACGTTTGCTCAAAGAAAGTTGTTCCGTTTTCACGGCTAGATGTAATAGTCTGCTCAAAGCTAGAATTTCCTTTTAAATCATATTTGTATGCGGAAGGAGTTCCAGCCACTGCATCAATTACATCAGTATCGGTTGCATCATATGTGTAACCAGTTGCATCGCCCCAGTTTACAAAATATACAGATTTTAATCCACCTGTACTGGTTTTGCATGGTTCAATGCGCCCTAATGAAATATCACAAGACATAGTATTGTTATTTAAAAACGTTAAAAATTAGCACCCCGAATTAACGAGGTGCTTTTTTATTATGCTAATTAGTTAGCAGAGTTAGTGATACCGTAAGTTACGATGTCCTGAACGATTCCGTACTGAACACCTGCGCTCATACGCATTACCACTCTAACGTTCTGCGATCCGTCGATGTCTGCTAAGTCAATAACTTTAACCTCAGTCATGTCAGATAACAAGCTAGTGCCGAAGTACAAGTTGTCTTTAGTAGTAGCGATAGCACGGTTAGCAGCTAATCCGTTTGCAACAAAGATTTTAACACCATCGAATGATAATGATCCGTTGTTGTACCATTGAGTTCCTTGAGCATTAACACCATTTGCACCTAAACCTGAAGCACCGAATCCACCAAGAGCACGAACGTAAGCACGAGCGATGTTTTGAGAAACGTAGATGTAAAGGTTTTCGTTAGTGTAAAGAGTAGCAGGAATTGCATCAACAATCTTACCCATTTCAGCTACAACGTTAGCAGCAGTTACGGTAGTACCAGCAACCTCTTGAGCAGCAGGTAAAGCAGCATCAGCAGCTAATAAAGCAGTAAAGCCAGCAAACTCGCCAGCGTTAGCGTTCACACCTGACCAGATGTTAGTCTCGTTCTTTGCAGCAACTTTAGCAGCAACGTGAGCAACTAAGAAATCAGCGAAAGTTTTAGGCAATACATCGAAAGAAGAGAAACCTTGTTGAGCTGATAACCAATCTGAGTGGAAATCTTTCTTACATAATTGTAAGTTTACTTGAAACTCTTCAGGTTGTAAAATGCGCTCAGTCAAAGTAACCGTAGATGTTGCATCAAAATCGCAAGTAGCATCTTTTAAAATGTCATCAGTAGAAAGTCTTTTGATTACCTCTTTGTACTTGATGTTTGGCTTGATCTCGATACCACCGTTGTCGATAGTTGGAGAAGATAATAAAGCCGCTGCGATAATTTTATCTTTAAACTCGCCAGCGTAAGTTGTTGTGATTGACGTTGTAGTTGCCATTTCTTATTTAATTAATTTTAGTTGAATAATTTGTTGTAAACTGAATCCTGAATGTTTTTAGTGCGATTCTTTCCGTACTTGTAACCCTCAGGTTTGATTGCTGATTCTGGATTAAAAGCCAATGGCTCTGCTCCTTCTTCTTGTGATGCTAATTCGATAGCCTCTTCTTTAACTTGAGCAGCTAATTTCAAAGCTTCGATTTCAGCTTTCAATTCAGCAACTTGTGCTTCAAAGAAAGATTCTTTAGAAACTGATTCAACAACTCTTTTTGGTTGCGGTGCTGAAGGTGCTGATGGTGCTGCTTCCATTTCTGGCTCAACAACTTCTTCAGGTGCTACCTCAGCTTCAGGAGCTTCTTCAGCCATTGGGCCTACTGAAGCAATGATTCCTTCAACTTCAACAACAACCATTGTGCCATCTTGCAATTCATACTCGCCTACTGGCATCGGTACGATACCATCGGGTGTTACGATTCCCACAGAGTATTCAGGCTCAAACTCTTCAGCTTCGATAACGGTAATGCCGTCCGCTAAAGTCATTTGAGCAAGCTTAACCTCTAGTGACAAAAGTGCCTTGATTTGGTTTAACTTGTTTTTGTATTCCATTTTATTTGTTTGTTTAATTTACTAGCTTCCAGAAACCACCGTGCGTGGCTCGTTTGTGTTAATAATTAATGAAGTGCCTTGACCTACTAGCGATCCGATACCTTGATTAATTGTTTCTCCTTCGCAACACTCCTTTGAGTATGTGCCATCTTCGCAAAGGCAAGCCTGATTGTTGCTTGCTTTAGGACTTGTTTTTTTATTTGCCATTATTTAAAATGTTTATGATTTCATTTATTAAATTCTCTGCCTCGGCTTCTTGAATTGACATCTCTAATTTGTCAGCAAAATACCCTTCAATTGAAAAGCCTTTATACTTGCCGTCTTTTGCATCCTTCCAAACTTTGTCATCCTCAATTTTCATTGATATCATCCAAGTGCCTTTCGGTAAGCTAAAGCCATATGCTTTTGACTTGTCCATTTCAGGATTGTCTATAATCCAAGACTCAACAACGGTTGCACCTTCAAATTTTGTCTTGTGCTCTAAGGTAGCGTTTGACTGATTGCCGTTTTGTAGGAATAATTCGCTTGCTTTCTTAACGGTTTTTTCGCTAAAGAAAACATAGAACTCATCCTTGCCGTGCTTGCGGTAGATTTGCTTATTAGGAATCAAAGCCGCACCCATTAAAATGCGCTTTTCTGCATCCACTTCAGCTAAGTCCATTTTGTATTCTTTAGCCAAAGCAATAAAATTCTCTTCGATAGCTGGCGCATCTACTAAGCTAACGGCATCAATGCCATCCAAGTCCTTTTCGATAACTAATTCTACTATTCTCATATCGCATAAACGTTTAAAAATTACCCTTGTTTTATTTTCGTTATCCTAAACTTGCACTTTTTACGATATTTCTATCAAGTGCCTGTTGCGTTG